TATATTTATACCTGTACTAAACGTACCCATGCTGGCTACAATGATTGCATTCTTTTGTGTTTCCACAATACCTCTAATAGCTTCTCTGTCAGCAGTAGCGGTTTCACCACTTACATAAAATACTTTCCTTTCTTCATCGGCTTCGTCTCTTATCATATCGAATAAGACTTTACCGTGTTTCTCTACAAACTGAAATAATACCAGAGTATTGCCAGTCTGTGTTGTTGCTAAGTTTCTTATAAACTTATTTCTGCTTTCATTACGAACAATAAGATCTATCTCTTCTTGATAGGTCTGTGTTCCACGATTCTTACGTAGCTGTTCAGGATATTTAAGTTTAATAACACTAATATTCAGCTTTGCAAGTGTATCGTTATCCTGTAACTTCTTTGTTGTCGTTACATTATATATCTTACCAAATAAACCTTGTAATACCAGCTCATGTGTTTGCGTCCCGTCTAACGTGCCAGTTGTACCAAATCTATATTCGGCTTCACGCGCCTTATTCATAATCGAGTTAAGCGATTTAGATTTAAATCCATGACACTCATCACCTACTACACATCCAAATTGCTCGAACCATTTGGCAGGCAGTTTGTATATAGATTGCCACGTTGATATAACTACTGCTGCATTAGTCATCTTCTCTTTACCAGAATATATCTTATGACAGCCATTCTCTACAAGCATGCCATAATCAGCAAAATCAGCATACATCTGATCGACTAATGATGTCGTAGGCACAATGATAAGAACTTTTTGTATACCATTGCTACTGAGCATCGCCATATAGTATTTTATTAAAACATATATTATAAGCGATTTACCTGAACCTGTCGGACTTACTAATACAGATCTTTTATTATGTAATGCATGACATACTGCATTGAACTGATAATCTCGTATCTCAATCGGTTTACCACGAGATTTTATTTCAAGACTTTTTACAAAATCCATTATGGCTTGCGGATCTATTTCATCTTTATCATCTGGAGAACCATAGTTATTTTCGTCAGATAGTTCTATCGTATAGTTACGTTTAGCGCAGAAGTCTTTGATAAATGGATATAAACCTACATGAATCTCATTCGACTGAACATTGAACAATCGTATCTTACCGTCCCATACTTTATTACGAAATGCTGGCATATACTTATAACCAGGTACAAAGAACGAAAAGAAATCACTTAGTTCATTTGCTATACCAAAATCACAGCCCACATGCATGACGCTATGGTTTTTCTTTTCAAGTATTATTTTGTCCATGTATTATATATACTGTTTACAAAGCATCTCAAATGTGGTATAATAACATATGAAATTAAACTTAGAAACAATCCTTGAAATGTGGAAAGATGATAGTGTCATATCTAATACCTCGCTAGATGAAGTATCACGTCAAACACCTCAGTTACATTCTAAATATCTTGAGTTACGATCTACTGCTAAACTACAACTGAAACGTATGGAGATGCAACAAAAGACTTTACTAAAAGAAAAGTGGTTATATTATAACGGCAAGATGACTCAAGAACAAATAGCAGAATATGGTTGGGAATACGATCCATTCAATGGTTTAAAAGTTCTAAAGGGTGAGATGGATCATTATTATGATTCTGATATTGATATACAAAAATCTGAAGAGAAGATTGTATATTGGAAAACAATCGTAGAAACATTAGAAGAGATAGTTACCAGTCTTAATTGGCGTCATCAAACGATAGGTAATATGATTAGGTGGAGAATGTTTGAAGCAGGTTCGTAGAATACTTATGTTCATCTAAAAACTTTTTAAGTACGGGATGTTCCCAATCACTTCTTTCTAATATAGATCTCCACTCAAAATAATATTTTTCAGATGGCCAATCGGTATGTCTTACCAGCTTTTGTTCTTCTGGATACCATTCTTCTTTTATATGTTTATGAGTTGGCCAACCAAAACTTTTCCATTCTTCTGGTGCGGCTTCATCTAATGCAGCCATAAAGTTTTTCTTAGATACTTTACCATATACTAGATTCCATTTAAAGTCGGATTTTGTTTCGTATTTAGGAGTTAAACCGAGATAGTAATGACTAATATATTCTTTTACTATTCTATATGTCATACTTGTCAAAGAGCTTTGGTTTATATAGACCATCTCTATCCATCATATTACTTGTAGCAGAATCATCTGACCATGCAAAACTTGACATTACTTCTTGCCATTTCATATATACACCTTCACTGTCCCAATGTCGTACTCTAACATAAACCTGATCTTCGGGATACCATTCTTCGCTTATAACATTATCTAAATTTTTTACAAGAATCGTTTTCCATTTATTCCATTGCGGAAGTCTTCTTTCAAAAAATGAATACAACACTTCATTTGTTACACCACATGATATAACGTTATCTTTAAATTCTTTTAAGTATAGTTGAAATTCGTAATCAGGATGTTCTTTATTACCAATATACCGCGTTCGCTCTTTATACATTACCCTTTGAAACATTTACTTTATAATGTCTTCTTGTATTCATATTATTTATTCGCCAATTATCTAAGTCTGAATCCGCGGAATTTCTTGAGGAATCAGTTCTTGTCTTGCATGCAGCTGAAGCTTTTTCAAAACCATCGGCACTGAGCTTATCTGAAAGCGTCATACCTAAAGCTAATGCATTTACTTCATTATACTTATTATAATTTCCTTCACTATCCCAATTAATTGTTCTAGTATAAGTTTGAGTAGAAGCATCAAATGTTTCTGAAATAGTATCTCTATCTGTTTGTAGTTTAGATTTCCATTCATTCCACATTGATGCAGCAGGACTTGCTGCTCTCCATTCATCCCACGATACCGGACAACTTGTAGTAACTGAAGCACCCCGAGCTGCACCTAATCCATCAATTGATCCGTAACAATTAGATCCTTCTTTAGTATAAGGAACTCCCTGCATACATACGTGATGTACAAAATCAGCAGCATTTAGTTGCGTTTCATACTCTGCATCATTGGCGGGGTTATCCGGATCTATTCCTTTACCTCCAACAAATCTATCTACTACTCTATAAGCCATATTCTCTCCTATGAAAAACTAAACGATGTAAATTTAAAAGTCATTGGAAACGATACATATTGTAACGTTCCTGGTGTTGAAGCAAATTCTATATCACCAATAAAAGTGGGGAATGCACTCTTATATGTAATAGTCCTCGCTAACACGTTTCCGCTCGTAAGCACCAATAAACTTATATCATATTCAGTCTGGTCCTTTGAAGCTGTAGCAATATCTGTCGGCCTCTGCATATTTTTATACACAGTATCTTCTAACCATGTTTTCATTTCTTGGTATATTTGCATTTGTTCATCTAGCATTACTAGCATATTTAATTCGGTATAATCTATTTTATCACCAGGAAATGCTGCGTCCACACCACGAAATGGTTGAATCGCTGGCGCTAGATTAATACTTGGATGATTAACACTTTGAGCAAAGAATTCCAAGTTAGGAAATCTTACTCTATTTACTACTAGCTTATAACCCGTAGGTTGTAAAAAACTAGGTGGTTGCAATGTTGATGTTGTAGTTGCCATGAGACCTCTATATGATATAATCTATTTATACGTTTAAAAATATTTATATAAAAAAAAGGGGAGCCGAAGCTCCCCAGTTTATTACCGAAGTAATGTGGCTTACGCCATTATGTTATCAACTCTGAAGATACGGTAGTATTGGTTAGTTTTAACCGTTGCTAGACCGTTTGCAGGAGTTGACCCTACGAATGGATTTGACACCATGCCGTATCGAGTTTTGAACCCGATTTTTGGCTGGAAGGTGTTCTCACCAACCGCACGAACCATTGTTAATGGTACGTATGGGCAATAGAATATACCAGCGTCATAAGGGTTAGTACCTTTGTAGCCAACGTTACAGTAATCAGTATCTGAATACGGGTCGATGTATACTCGTGTACGTCCATTAAGAACACCAGCGAATGTGTTGCCTGTGTCATCAACGTTCAAGTTTGTTGACAATGCTGGAGAATAGTCCAACATGCCAGAAGCGTGAAGAGCAGATGCTACGTCAGAAGAACATACGATGAAGTTACCTTTACCGCGTCTTGTTTCTTTAGCAATTACGTTACATTCTCTTTCGATCTGTACGATTAAGCCTTTGAACTTCTCAACTGACCAACGACCATCAGCATCTGATGACATGTTGAAGATACCGTTAAGAGCAGTAGATGTCTGCAAACAACCTGTTTTAGCTTGGCTGTTTATAGTTCTAATAACTTCTCGGTTAACTTCAGCAAGAATATCAGTTGATAAGATGTTCGCTAGTTCTGTTTCAGCATCTAGGCCATGAATGGCTTTAAGATCCTGAGCAAGTTCTAAGCTATATTCTGCTTTCAAAGCACGTGATTTTGCAGTCACAGTTGCTTTTTCGATGGTGAATCCCATTTCTTGGAAAGAAGAAGCAGGGCCTCCTCCTGAAGATCCAAGACCCTCAGCATCGGCTGTTGGCATACCGCCAGCAGTACCAGTAGTTACACGTTCGGAGTCAAGTGAAGAGTCGTGGTTACTGTCACCAGCTGCCGCGCTAATTCCACTCAAACCTGAAGGATTGGTGTTTTCTGTAACAGATGAATCACCAGAACGAGCTGTTTCAGCTTCGTTGAATAGTGCTTCTGTTGATGATGTTGCACCAGCACCGTAACGTGATTTCATCGCAAAGATAAGTCCTGTTGGACCAGTCATTGGCTGAACACCACATAGATCGTATGCCATCATGTTAGGCATAGCGCGTCGTACTAGTGAGATTAATACTGGGTCCCAGTTAGAAGCGCTTGATGTAGCGTTTCCAGGAGCGGCCTCAGTCATGAATTGTGCTTGCGTACGCTCTTCTGCAAGAGCTTTCTCAGTGTTTTCTAAAACAACTGCAGTTACAGCACGTTTGTGTGAGTCGGCAATTTTACCAGCTGATTCTTCTGAAAGAACTGGGTTCCATTTTTCGACTAAACGATCGTAAGTTTCCATCTTTAGATTCTCCTATTAAGATGATTTTTTAAGGGCTTGAAGATATGAATCCATTACAGAAGAAACTTCTACAGAATTGTCTGCAGTATCTTCTACAAGGTCATCACCAACTTCAGCTGTTTTAACTTCTCTAGTGAAGTATGATTCTTTGATAGTTTTCACTTTCGCTGAGAAAGTTTCTTCATCTACAAAATCAAGATCTTCGGCTAAAGCAGCCAGTTTTTCAACTTCAGTTTCAGCTAAGCCATGAGCATGCTCACGAATAACTTCATAACGTTGGAACAATTCAAGCTCTTCAGTCATTTCGATATTTTTAGCGGTCTGTGAGTTTAAAGCAGTTTCAAGTTCTTCAACTTGTTCTGCAAGGTCGTCTACTAGGTCAACTTTGGACTCTGGAACTTCGACATAAGATTCTACGAATAGATCTTTAAGACCATTCATAAAGTTTTCTGCGATTTCCGAACGAAGACCAGTTTGTATTGCAACCTG